TGCATTAAAGACGACCATAACTGGCCAACTTCATTATCATTAGTAGGAGCGCTACAAAATGATTGTATAGGATCAATAACGACCAATTCTAGGTCTTTAATAGCTTCTAATGAGTCTATAAGATCATAAGCGTCCTGAGTGATATGAAGGCCGTTTAAAGCGTCGTGCTTAATCAATGTCAATGGTTTGGGTAGTTCAGGTATAGGCAAGACAAAAACGTCATATAGAGCTTTTAGTCTTTCGTTATTTGGATCAAGCGCATTTACTCGACGCCATATTTCCGGAGTATCATCTTCCGCAGATAGCATTACTACATTACCGTTCTTATTAATTGGTTTACCTATAAAAGTTCCATTACCTTTAGCTACCGACAAAGCTAAATCTAAAGATAAAAAACTTTTACCTATGCCACCGATACTTGCAATAATTCCGGTCTTACCTGACTCAATCATTTGGTTAACTAGCCATTCTCTCTCTGGCGGATTACTGTTTAAATTTCTTACGCTTACTTTTTTTAGATCAAAACCTTGTACTAAAATTTGCGATCTTACTTCTTCTATGCCGAACTCTTGAGCGACATCATTAAAATCATAACCAGTTTGTCTAGGTATTTTTAATTCTGTTTTTTGTATAGATGAAATTATTTTTTCTGCGCTTTTCTGTCCGACTAAATGCGTGTCATTGTCAAAGCAAATTTGAAAAGAAGCTTGAGTTATTTTTCGTAAATTAACCAAGCAATCAAGACCAAACGAAGCTGAGAATACAACTATCGTCGGTAAGTTAGTTGCTTCTGCAACTGAACAAGCAGAAGCTAACCCTTCACAGACTGCAATTTTTTTTAATCCAGGTAATTCATCTAAAGTAAAATTCAAATTATAAAAATTACCTTTTACTTGTGATCCAGAAACAAAACGCTTTGTTCCATTTGGACTTATAGATTGAATACTTCTTATTTTATAATCTAGGTTTTTGCTATCATAAGCGGGAATTGATAGCTTATCCCCTATCTGTTTCAACCCATAATTTTTTATTTTCTTTAATTCGAGATACTTATGTTCTTTACAATCTACCGCTTTTTGAAATCTCAGTTCGCAATCTTTTGCAACTTCGTCTTGCAACTCTTGTCGCCTTTTGTCCCGCTCTTTGTTCCGTTCATCTAAATCTTTTTTAATTCTAGCTTGTTCAGTAGGAGATAAAGATTCCATAGCAATACTAGAAAACTTAAAAGTTTCATTAGTTCGCCAGTTACCATAATTGCAAAAGAAATTACCGTTACCATTATCATAATAAAAATAAAATCCGCTACGCTCTCCAAACTTATCAGGCCTGGTAGAAGATGTTCCTTTAACTGGAACTCTTTGAACCTCTCCAGAAGTATCTATAGAAGAAACTTCAAGACCGTTCATGTTCATTTCATCTATTAAATCGCTAATACTTCTACTAACATTTCTATAAGCTAAATTTTTATCTTCTTTGAATTCCCATATATTTTTTACGTCAACCACTACAAACCTTCGTTCGCTAATTTTTCTTCATAACTTAAATAGTAAGCTACAAATTTTTGAAAAAAACTTTGTCGATCATTTCTAGGCCATTCGTGAAAAACGTAAGTATTATTTTTCTTGGAAAATTCAATGTAAGTGTCTTTGAAATTATCTAAGACCTGACTAACTGAATCTGGATTTACTTGAATAGTAATTGTTAAATTTTCTTTTTTGATAACTCTCTCCTTTATCTTTTCTAAATGCTTATAAGAACAACTTGCATATATTTTGTCGTTCCAATCTAAATAAAATCCCTTCCCACCGCGTAAACAATGTCCGCAAAGAGAAGGTCTTTTATCTTTGGGAAAAAACTTATATTTAGAAAGGTATTGAATCATCTTCAAAATCTGTTTTTGCAGTTTCTTCAGATTTAGATTCAACTTTTGTTTCCTGAACAGTTTCTTCTGCTACGGGTTCTCCGTAGTTTTGACCTACCGCACCAGGATCAAGTTCCATATATCCCTCTTTACCTTCTACTAAATCACAAGAAATTTCTCGACCAACCAATGAATCAGTATTTTCTAAATTTGCTCCCGCCACAAAACAAACAGCTTTATATTTCTTCTGACCCATATCGACTAAAGATTCTCTTTTAGAATTACCTTTGTTATCAGTAATTGTAGGATCATAGTCGCAAGTAAAGTTATCTGCGAAGACTATAGGTTTTTCATTTTCAGCAGTAGATTTTAACGTCCAGAAAAGCTTCAAAGCTTTCCAACCATTCTTACCAGAAACCTTTCCTTCTGCATCTGCGTAATCATTTTCATCTGCAACTCTGTTGAAAATAAAGTTATAAGTTCCAGGTACTAATTTTTTAGACCCGCCCGAAGAAGACGGCGCTTCCGGTTTATCGTCTTCTGTAAAGTTAAAAGGTGTTTTCATTTTTGTCTCCTTTAGTTAGTTAATAAAAAATCCAAGTTTTAACCTGGATCGTAAGTAAAATAATCATCAAAAAATTTAATGTCGTCACGGATCATTTGTAAGTTTTCTTGAAAACAATCAAATAAATCATGGTGTATTTCTTCAGGATCAGTAGCAACCAATCTTCTTTCAAACTCTTCAAACGCTGATAATTGTTCTTTTAAAAAATCAACGTAATCAGAATTACTTATTGGACTTTGCTTCTGAACCTTTTCCATTAGAATTTTCAATAATTAATTTTCTTATTTCTTCCCATTCGTACGGTAAGTCTTTTGGAAGTTGATACCTATTCTTTGCTAAATAAGAAGCTGTATCTTCTCCATATATAACGTGATCGCCTTGCGTAACTTTTGTAGTATTTTTTGATTTAACAACTCCCTTTTTCTTAGTGATGTAAAAAATACAATCAGCGTTTTCCGTAAGTAAAGCTGAAGCTCCAGGTTTAAGTTTTAAAATTACCTTATCAAAGTTTTCAACTTCAGGATCGTTTTGAACTTTGACATCTGAATGTGCAATCATACAAATAGTCATGCCTTTTTGCTTTCTCAAAGCTTCTGTCAATCTTCTAAACTCATCCCAAAAAACTAAACATTCTTTGTGACCTCTAGCATAACCAGGAGTTTCAATATTTTTATAGCCATTCTCTTTGCAGACGTGATCTTGTAAAAGTCTTTCTAGCCAATCTAAAGAATCAATAATTAATGTCTTGTAATCGTGATCCTCTTTAAGCAGTTCTAACATACGTTGTTTAACGCCAACTTTAGGATCATCTTTTGTAGCTTCTTTATCCCAATGATCGCAAACTGGAAATCTTGGAAAAGCTAAATTTCCTAAACCGTCTTCAGTTAAGATTCCAATACAAGACAACATTTTACTCGCCCAAGTTGTCTTCCCCGCGCCTGGCATTCCATGTAGAACAATTCTTAGAGGACGTAATTCTGCTTGTGTTTTTATATCTCTTAAACTCATTTAACTCTCCGTTTCGTTATTAGTTTTTTCTTCTGCTAAAGTCGTTGTCTTTGCTTCAGCTATTGCTTCCACCACTTTTTTACCTGGATTCAATCGGTAAAGTTGTACCATCAACAATTTTTGATTTGCTTGTAAAGTATGAACTAAATCAACGGTAGTTTTTGCCGTTGGATAGCTTTGCACATATTGTTGAAGTTGATTGACGCTCTTAATAACTTCCTCAACAACACTCAAAGCTTCTTCATTTAAGTCTCTTTCATACCATTCTATTTTTGTTCCGTCTTCTAGTGTGTCTCGCAAAGCGGGTTGTTCCCAGGAAGACGAAAATTTAGGATTACCCTTTGTGGATTCTTTCATTTTCTATTCTCTTTTCATAAAGTTTATATTCGTCACAATCTGTTTTGTAATTACAGAAGCGACACCAATCCCCCGCTTTTTTAGGCGGGTTGTCTTCAAAACAAGCTTCAGCAGAAGGTTTTAAAATTGTAAAACCCCATTCCACTAAGGCGTCTGAATCTATTTCATAAGTTTGGATATATTTTTTATTAGACGATCTTGGTTGAACTATTGTTAGCTCCATTTTTGTATCTGCGTTACCGTATCTGGCTAACGCGCCTAGACCATATATCCAAAGTTGATAATTCTCTTTTGGGTGTTTGACTGGATATTTTCCAAACTTAAAATCAATTACACAAATTTTGTCTTTAGCTAAAATTATTGCGTCACTTGTACCCCATATAGACTCATGTATTTCATCAACAAAAACTTTTTCTTCAATTAATAATTTGCCTTGTAATTCTTCTGTTCTATTTTTTACATAATCAACATACAACTTAGCTTTATCTAATAATGTTTGAGTTACTTTTATTAAATTGTTTTCTTGTTCAACTTCTTTATTTAGCCAATACTCCTCTAAAGTCATTCCTTCTAAATTACCTTTGAGTTCCATTTCTGCTATTTCGTGCATAACAGTACCTTCTGAAGCGGGATAACTAGAAACTGAAGGTATTCTTGCGTTAGCTTGTGCTGAATAAGGACAATGTTTTGACTGCCACCTATCAAAAGATGAAGGACTACATACTGCGTGTTTACCCATAACTTCCTGGTTTATAATAAAATTAGTCTGCGATCCCGTAAGCATTTCTTCTCTCATATTCTAAAATATCATTTTTTTTATAACGAATAGTTCTTCCAAACTTTACGTATGGAATACCAATAAATTTACTAGGTGTTGATTTTGCTCTCCAACTCTCCAAAGTTGCTTCACTTATTTTTAAGTGATCCGCTAGTTCTTTTGTTGTTAGATATTCGTCTAAATTATTTTTCATTATTTATTCTGTACTACTAGACAAGATTATGCCTTATCTAATTTTATAGTTCAACTTATCGGAATAAATTTTTAGATAATAATTTTATTATTAAGATTTTTTTTAAAACTTAAATGTTAAACTTAATTTATAAATTATAAATATTATGGAAGATATTTATATTGTTTACATACGGAGAGCGACATTGAAAAAAGCAAGTGATATTCAAGTAGGCGGTAATCATTACCAAAAATTAAAACATAGTCCTTTAGATTTTATTTTAGAAAATAACTTATCTTATTGTTTAGGCCAAGTTGTTAAATATATTTGTCGTGATAAAGAAGATAAAGTTCAAGACCTTTTAAAAGCAAAACATTACATTGATCTTGAACTTGAAAAAGTTCATAAGGTAGATGAAAACGGTAAAAAGTTAATTGGTTAAATATTGACCAATTTGTTTTATATCGTTTTGAAGTAACTCTGGTTTAGCGTGTTGGTATATTTGCATAGCTTTTATTGAAGAGTGTCCCATAAGCTTACCGACGCTTATCATGTTAAGACCCATATTCATACCTTGAGTTCCGAAATTATGTCTAAGATCATGGAATCTAAAATTTTTAATTCCAGTTCTTTTTATAAGTTTTTTCCATTGTCTCTCTGGATATTTTATTTTTAGTATCGTTTTGCTATCTCTTGGTAAATTATTAATTAAACGCATAGCTTCATCATTTAAATAAATAACTCTTGGTTCGTTAGTTTTGTTATCTGTTTTATGCTCTCTTAAAACTATCGTGTTTCCTACTAAATCATTCCAGGTAGCTTTAGCTAATTCGCCTTTTCTAGCTCCCGTTAAATATGCCAAATATATAAATGCTGAACCATAAGGACTTTCTTTACCAAGGCGCTTGAGTTCTGCTAAAAATATTCCAGTTTCTTCATCTGTAAAATATCTAATCCTAGAAGGCATATAATTTTTACTAAGTTTATCGGCCGGATTATTTTTTATTAAATTTAGTTTTATGGCCTGATTTAAAATTGCTTTCATATAAGTCAAACAATGATTCGCAACACCTTTAGAATGTGAGCTTTGTTCTAAAAACCATTTATAAAGTTGATCTGGTTTTATTTTAGAAATTACTATATGACCAAATTCAGGTTTTATATGAGCTAAGTAAAGTCTTTTAATTTCTTTATACTCTTTAGTTTCTGCCTTTGTATATGGCTCATAATAATTAGTCCAACAATCATCTAGCGTTAATTTTGTATAGCCGTTTTTTGTATATTCATTAACTTGCTCTCTAGCTCTTTCTCTCATAACGGCTATAGATTCATTTTCGTAATCGTTGCCAACCTTAATAAGTTTTACCTTTTTTGTTCCAGGAAAAGTAACTTTTGCAAAATAAGTCTTAAACTTTGGTTTATTAATATCGTCGCTTATATGTCTTTCTACCATTACTAAGCTACGTTCTTTTTTATCTGTTGTTCTAGTTTGTGTTGTCATTTGACTCTCCTTTCTGTTGACGTCTTGTTGACGAAAATTAATCAAACTGAGTAAGATTCAATCATGCTCAGTAGTACAAGTTTAGCATAATAGTCTTACTACTTGTCAAACATGATTCATTTTTCGCAGAAGATAAAGGTTTAATTTAAAACTATTTTTTGTATGGCGGGAGTGACGGGACTCGAACCCGCGACCTCCTGCGTGACAGAAAAATCGACGGTCTAAAAATATGAGTCTATGTCTTACTTTTTAAGATATATAATTTTCTCGTTGAGTCTTTGTTGAACAGAATCAAGGAACGTGTCTTTAGTCGATATTTGTTCTGCTTCTGTTCTTTGGAAGATGAAACTTATCTTTTTTAAGTTACCAGGAATAAAAATAACTTTGCGTAAAGGTATTATGAACAAAGCATAAATATCTACATCTTCTGCTTTGTATGATCTGTTTTTACTATGACTACCTCTCCTAAGATCAAACTTAAATCCAGTTCTATATGATTCTCCAGTATGTTTTGAAATAACTTTGCGTCTTTTAGATACTGTTTTTACTTGGCATTTATAAAGTTTGTCTTTCCATTCAAAAATTATATCTGCGTGGCTACCATGCGGAATTAAAGATACGGTGTCGGATAACTGAGAGAGAACAAAACAAACGTAATATTCTCCGGCTCTACCAATTCGTTCAGAACGTCTCAAAAGAGTTCATTTGTACTTCCTTTTTAGTTAATTCCTAGAGCGTCTAATAATTCTTGTTTGCTACCAGTTCCCTCATTAAGAATCTGTAAACTTCTACTTCCGATCTTTGTCATTTTTAAGGCCTTATCTAATCTTTTTTGTACTTCTTTTGCTAATTCTTTGTTTGTTGTTTCTAGTTGTTTCAATACTTGTTTTTGAACATTTTTATCAGTTGAGAATAATTTTTCTGCTATTAATTCTGCTCTTTTAGATTGTGTTCCACCAGTCAATTTGTCTGTCGCTTTACCAACAACTCTATTAATAATATCTCTACCGCCACCACTTGTTAAACCGGCCATATTTTTAAATTCATCTATAGCTTCACTTTTTTGTCCGGTGTTACTGTTTCTTCTTAACAGTTTAAATGTATCAGACATTTTTTGCTCATTTTTCATAATATTTTTAAAAGCTTCTTTTTGCTTTGGATCAGAAATAAGAAAATCAAAAATATCATCTAGTTTTTTAGAACTACCTACTTGTCCGAGAAAATCAAAAGACTCTTTAGTTGATTCTGCAACATCTTCTAATTTAGTTATCATTCCTTTTTTCCATGCTTCTTGTTCGCCTGGTGTCATAGCTTCTAAATCTTTTTTAATTCTTCTATTAGTTGTAGTTTTATATTTTTGTCCTCTTGCAAACGCTTCTTGTAATTTCATTGTGTCCGCAAAGTTTTTATTTGCTCTGCCGTATGCGGGATTATTTGCTTTAATTATGTCGTTTAATTGTCTTCTAATAATATTATATTCTGATCCGTCCGAATCTAATTTTCCAAAATTTTTGTTTTTATTTCTTTCAACTATTTTATCCAAACCCTTTTTAATTGAGTGTAAGTAGCTTGTTGGTAAATCTTGCATCATTATATCGTCAAAAGAACCAAGACCAGTTTTAGGATTTACTTTAAACATTTTGCTTAAATCAGGAACATCATAACCTTGTCGTCTGGAAGCTTTTAAACCTTCACGACTTGCTTCTAAAATAGCGTCGATTTTTGTTGAACCAAATAATGACTTAAATTTATTTGCGGGAATATTTACTTTATAAGCTTCATCATATTGCGGTTTTGCTAGTCTTTGTACTTGATCGTCTAAATCGTCTAAAAAGTTAAAACCTAATTTATCGTCACTTATTCCAGTAGTTCTTTTTACTAAATCTAAAATTCTTGAAGATTGCTCATTATTTCTTTCATTGAGTTGTTTTGCTACGCCTGACCTTGAAGGATTGCTGATACCTTGTGTTCCATAACCTAAAAATCTTGTATTTTCGCCAACGTCTGCAAGGACAGTAGGATTTGCAGTATCGTCAACAATTCTTGCAATATCGTCTGAACTTTCTTCATTCAATCTTTTTGCGATTGACGTATTTACATCTTTTGCTAGAGCAGTATTTTTTGTAGGATCAGTTCCACCGGTAATTTTTTTAATACCTTGATTTAAAGCTCCGATACCTTTTGTAGCTCCTACAATAGCCGGATTCAATGCTCCACCGGTAACAGCGCCAAGAACTGCGCCACCACCTAAACCAATGGCTCTGTCTTTAGCCATTTCAAAAATTGAATCTCCTGGATCAGACTCAGCAGTTCCCATACCATAAGCGCCACCGAATTTTGCTCCAGTTTTTGCTCCTTGTTTAGCTAACGCTCCAACTCCCATTCTTCCCGCTTGTGCTACCGCTCCCGCTCCACCAGTAAATAATGCCGGAGCAATACCACCAACAATTTCTGAACCATAAGCTAACGCCGGATCAGAAGTTCTAAAATCGCTTATATCTCCTCTTATGTCTTTAACTGTTTTTCCATAATCTCCTAAAAGACCAAAACCAGTTCTTGCTCCCGCTTCTATTTCGTCTCCAAAACCAAAAGTTAATCCTTGTCCTAGTCCTCTTGCAGTACCAGTAATTTTTTCTCCGGTTGTTGAAGTTAATTTTTTTCTTAAATCGTCTTGATTTTGGCTACGCTTATCTATTTTTTGATTTCGTGTTTGTTCTTTATATTGATCCTCTTTGTAATCATAAAATTCTGATCTTTCTTCTTGTGATAAATTATTGTATGCGTCAACATTGACTTTGACAAAATTGCCACTTCCAACGGGTATTTCTAAAGTTGCAGTTGCCATTTATTCAGTAACTTCGACGTCTTCTAAAAATTTTGGTTTCGTTCTAAACGGGTTGTTTTTGCCTTGTATATCTAAATATAGACTACGCTCGTCTTCTATTGCTTCTTGTTCCTTGTCTAGTTTTTCTTGGTATTTTAGCAACCAATCTTTAACACCCTCTGTTGTTTTTACTGATTGTAATTCTTCGCTTAAAGATTTCCAGTCAAAATCTGTTTTAGTACCAGTTTGTAAGTTAAGTAAATCAGTAACTAAACCATTTCTAAAGTTTTTAAATTCTCTTGAATTTATTGCTTCTTGATCTGTTACTCCGATTCCACTTTCTGCCATAGTATTAAGAACGCCGTCAAGGACGCCAAACTCTAATTCTCCGTCTTCTATATTTTTTAAGAAACCGTCAATAGATTCAATTTTACTACCAATAGTTCTTGCTTTAACTGTGTCGTCTAATACTCGTTTTGCGTCCGCAGTTCCTAATGTTGTATTTTTTAAGGCGTCAATATTTTCTTGGATAGGAGTCATACTTATAACATTACCCATATCATCATATTCAAGTTTAAATTTACCGTCGTCTGAAACGCCTGGTTGATCTCTATTAATTTTATTAGAAATAGCTTGAATACCCGCGCCGTCGCCTTTTTGTAACATCAATTGATTAACTAAATCATAATCGCCACTTGCGTACGCTTCAGATATTTGTTTATTTAAGTCTTCTTGTGCTTGTAAATCGTCTGCGGTGTTTCTGCGATCTCTTAAATTTTGTACGCTTCCCACTATATCTTCGCCTTTAAATGCGCTTCCTAAAGCCATAAGAAGGTCTTGAGTACCTCTGTTTCTTGATTGAAGTCTATCAGCTTGATATTTATTTACTTCTTCTTGCGTCATAGCAGATAAATCTTTTTCTCCCATAATTTTATTAAAGCCACCCATTTGAGCTAATTTATTTCCAAACCCACTAAATTTAGGAACATTTACTGGTACTGCCGGAGTTACAACTTCTTCTTTTGGCGGTACATTTTTAATAGGAGTTGATTCTATAAGCGGTGGCGCAAGTAAAGGTTGCATAGCTAATTGTTTCCTTTGTTCGTCTGTAAGACCGCCGTTCATAACTGGCCTTGCGAAAGCTTGACTAAATTTTGATTTATTTTTTCCTAAACTCATTTTTATAAAACCTCATAATTAACTTTTAAGAAACCATTTTCATCTTGAATAACTGCATTTGGAATGTGCATAACTTCTTGAGCAATAACACCTACGTTATAACCAGAATATTCTTCTGGAATATTAAGTTCTTCAGCTTTTTTATTCCATTCCCAAGAATAAATATTAATTCCATTTGGAAGTTTAAATAAAAATTTAATAGCTTTTTTAAGTCTGCTATCAGAAAATAAAGAAGCTACTTGTAATCCCGCGCCTAAAATATCTCCCATTCCAGTTTTCTGTTGACCAGTTTGTGTATTACTTATTAATGGGCTTATTCCGCTTAGTCCAGACTGAAGAACTCCAAGATTTTTCAAACCTTGATTTTGTTCTGCATCAAATTGTCTTCTGTCGTAATCAAGAAGACGTTGATCGTATTGACTTTGAAGCAAACCTTCTCTTTGTAAGTTAGATAATCCTAAGTTTTGTTGACCAAGAATTGATTCAAAGATTCCTTGATTTCTAGCTATAGCGTCTGCGTCTAAATTAGCTTGAGCCATATTTACATCTTGATTCATATTAGCTTGTGCTAATCCTAAATCAGCTAATTTCATATTTTGCGCTTGATCGAAAGTTTGGTTTTGTAAACCTGCTTGTTGACCAAATTGTGCGTCTTGTAATCCAAACTGCTGATCTACACCGGCATTGAATTGATCTGCTTGTAATTGTCTATTAATGTCTTGATTTGCTAAATTAGTTGCAACATTAAACGCATCTTCTCTTTTCTTATCGACAAAATCTGCAACGCTCTCATTATAATTTTTATTAGTTTCTGCTTCTAGTAAAGCTCCCCTAGAACCACCAAACGCTCCTGAACCTATTTGTTGGTCTTGATCGGACATTAATTGTTGCATACGCGCTCTGTTTAAATCTTTAACACCTTGATCTATATTCACTTGCGTATACGGATTCATATAGTTACCAAGAGTCCCCATAATCATTTGTGGCGTTACTTCTCTTACGCCTGATCTATTTGTGGTTGCTCCGCCAAAGTCTGCGGTATCTTGAATATTTGGATTGTAATTATTACCGGCAACATCAACTCTTTGGTTTAAAAGTCCTGACATTCCCGCAACTGGATCATATTGATTTAGGTTTTGTACATTTGAAACGGCCGTGTCAAAACCCATAGTTTGAGCTTGATTTCTGTCTGCTACACCTTGCCCGTCATACGCAACAAAAGGTTTATTAGATTCTGCTTCTGATCTTGCATAAACTTTTTTATAATAGTCCTCTTGATACTTTGGAACTTTGGCTTGTGTTTGTTGTACTGTTTTTCCTTTACTCATTTATAAATCCTTGCTTATTAAAAATTCATTTTTCCAACCCAAGTGTTTAATTTTTCTTAACCACCCACGCCGACCACCACCGAAAATTTTTGTTATGCCACTAAGACGACAAAACTCTTCAATGGTTTTTGTAATTTCGACTAACTCTTTATAATCGCCACCGCAAAATAATAAATTACAAGTTTTTTTTCGGGGAAATTCGATTATCTCAATAATCATAGCGGATTGCTTTCCAGTCCATAAAAGGAAAGTTCCTTCTTTTATTTTACACTCTACGTCTTCAATTTCATATAGTTCGTCGTATTTTAAAGCTTCTATAATAAATGGTTTAGTTCTTTCCCATTCAGCTTTTAATCCAGGAACTACGTCAAACTGCGTTTGTTGAGAGATTTCCGTTATCATCTACTACTATTTTATATTTTGTTCCGTTTGGAGAAACCAGTACAATTTCTGAACTGTCTGCTCCGTTTATTTCAAACCTTTCGCCTTTTACTACATTTAATCCAGTTAATTCTTCTAATTCACTTATTAAATTATTGACGGAAATTAAATCTACTTCATTATTATATGGTCTTGGTAAAGTTCTTCTTGCCATTACCTTTTGCCTCTAGCTTTAATATCAAGTCTAATATCACCAATTTTAAAATTTTGATCCGTGTCTCCCGTAATTTCCATTGAAATTTGTCTTGCCGAGAAACGACAATCTTCATAGCCTGAAGCATTAAAATTAAAACTTCCAAAATCTGTTTCTGCTCCTAATGGAGTTTGTTTGCCTTTAAAAGCAATAGAAATACCCGGCAATATATTTGATTCACTATCTGGAATAATTTTATTAACTTGCGAAACTTTGTCTCCTTGAGCTATTTGAATTGCTCCACTTTTAACAAAAGGAACAGCGTTGCCAATATTATTTGATACATTTAAATTGTTTGTTTCATGTTCGTAAATATTTCCCAAAGAATCTGCGCTAATTGGAAAATCAAAAATTCCTTGATCCATCCACATTGAGCGATCAAGATTACCAATACTCCAGTTTTGGTCGCCATAATTCCATATTACATATTTATCTGGAGTCTGAGAATCTCCACTAGGAAAAAACCACCATATCTCATTAAATAATTGATTATGCCCACCGCAAGATGAAGCTCTATAAACATAATTAATATTATCGAATACAAAATCGTGAACATCTGAAGAAATTTTTCTAACTTGGCCATCATAAATGTAAAAAGAATTGTCTCCCATCCATGCTACAAAATTTCCAGTAGAAACAACCGTTCGCATAGATGAAGTTCTGCAATTAACTCCTGCTTCTGAAATTCCGTATAAAAGAGGCGCTCCCGTATAATAAATTTTTTGAAGGCCTGTTTCTGTAAAAACTAAAATATCAGACCCATATCGAATACCACCTCTCACATTCCCGCCAGTAGTTACGTTAAGATCACCTGCTGTATTAGTTGCTGTAGGCGTCCACGTTGATAAAGTTTCTCTTGAAGACCATTTTATCTGTTTTTTATTAGAATTATTACCAAAACAAAAAACGTGCCTTTCATTACTAACTAAAACTCCTTCAACACCAGTTGGAGCATTACTTACTTGTGTTGCAATTGTAGAAGGTGTAGCGGGTAGCCATTGATAAACTTTGCCGTCTGAACCTGAATTAATAATTAATATTTCACCAAAATTATCAAAAAAAATTGGTTTTGTATTAAATGTCAATCCTGACTGCGATCTAGCATCCCCGTAATCTTCCACCCCCCAATGATAAGCTCCATAACCTAAAGGCGAAGCCTGGCCATCCCCGACATAACCTGTTGGAGTAATGTCATACCAAACATTTTCATATAAAACATATATTTTTTCTCTAGTCCCTACTGCTAAAACTTTTCTTGAACTATTAGTAGTGTAAGCGTATGAGCTTATTGGTGTTCCAATTAATGGCGTAGGTCGAAGTTTTCTCCAACCGCCTATATTAGTTAAAAAATTATTTTCAAAACGGACTAAATTTGCATCAATCCAATTTCCTTTGTTTTGGTATTCCGTGCCATTAGTTTTTATTCCAGGGGGCGGTTGTATAGGTAAAAAAGCCATTTCTAATTATATCCTAATATCTACTTTCTTATAATGAGTTAAGAGTTCATACCATAAAGGTTTTATTTCTTCCCAAACGGGAAACTCTTTTATCTGTAATTCTTTTCTAACTTCATCTATTGAAGTTCTCAAATAACTATGCCAATCAATAGTTAAAAACCATTTTGTGTTTCTGCCATTTTTATAGCCTTCTTTTATCAATCTAAAAACACTAACAATAGGTGTATATTTTATTTTAAAAAAAAGACTGCCTTGTATTTTTTTTCTACCAAAAGAATTTTTAAATGCCATAAGCCAACTAGCTAATAAAATAAAAAAGAAACTCCAACGAAACTCTTTACCTAATGTAAATGCTAAAACAGATATTTCTGCTAAAGGAGTAGAATCAAGTTTATTTACACAATGAATAAGATCATGTTCGTTAATAAAACCCTGCACATATTTAATATTTTTATTACCTTTAGTTTGTGAAATATTGTAATTTTTTTGAAATAAATCATCTGAATTATTTTTCCAAAATGTTTTTAACTCTGCCCCTAATGTACCTTTTTTGTATCTTGATTTTAAAACAGTTTCTTTTAAGTTTTCTTGTTTATAAAAAAGTTTTGAATATGGATTTTTATTAAATTTTTTTTTTAATTTTTTATCACAATTTTTATCTAAATTATTAACCATATCCATAATAATATTTAAGTCTGCTGATATATAACTTTTTGAAAAAGCATACATTTTGACAAATTTTAGAGCTTTTAAGATTTGCATAGCATTACAATCTTACATGGATTATCACTTGTATTTTTGATAAAACATTTTGAGCTAGTTAATTGTTTAACTTCATATTGCTTCGCATTGTAAATAAAAGCTTCTTCTTCAAGATTTGAAGAAGGAACAGATATTTCACATTTATCTCCAAAAAATAAATAACAAAGATTACTATTTTTATTTGTCTCTATTGATTCTTGAGCTTTTAAATCAACATTTTTAAATTCCCATCCGAAAGTATCTTGTAAAACACAAAGTATTTCTGTGCCATCTTCTAATATTTCTAAAGAAGCAGTTTTAGATTTTAACTCCCAAGCCAAAGACCTTTCTGTCCATTCATTAATACAAGCGGGATATTCTAAAGTACAAAATAAAGAATTTTCTCCATTTTCCCAATTTGCATAACTGTCTTCTGGATTAAATTCAGCACATAAATTTTTAAATTCAGTAACATCTGCCTCTGTAATATTGTCTGCTTCTTCCCAAGTATAAGTAATTTTTATTTTACCCTTTAGCATTATGTAATTGTTTAATGACTTGGCTATCTTGTCGTTTGATGGATAATATTCAACATTGTTTAAGTTTGGTTGTTCAAGCCAATCTTCACGTTTTATTATTTGTCCTTTTTTCGTGTTTATAGAGTATGAAAATTGCAATTCTCCATCAACATTAATAGGCTTCATAGGTACAGTAAAAATCATATTTTTTTTATCTCTGCTTTTTCAAGTTTAGAATTTGGAATATATGGATCAACAAATTCTTTATCAATTTCTTGTATTTCTTTTACCACTTGTTCTGTAAGCGGATTTGGATTTATTTTTTTATTATTTTCTTCACTCATTTTTTATTCCTAAGTAAATGTGAAGGTTGTACTGCTTGTATCATTAAAAGTTGTAGCAGAATCATCAATTCCATTTTTCCATTGATAATAAGTTGCATTTGTTACAGTGCCAGAACCATTAGTTAATGTTAAATTTTGTGTTGTTTGAGCAGTCCAAGTTTGGTTGCTTCTTGTAAAATTTGAACCTGGAGTAATTGTTGAACCACTTAAACTCAATGACCAATTATTGCCGACATTATGACCTTTCATATAAATTGTTAATGTTGCATGATTTTTAAAACCACCAGATGAAGTTATTTGTAAAGGTTGTTGAATGTTTCCAGAAGAATCAGTAAATTGTCCTATATCGCTTGACTCTGTTACATTAGTTCCGCCTGATGTATATGCGAAAACTTGTTGATAATAATATGTGCTTACAAAATATTCATACGAAGGAACAATAACTACATATTTTCCTGGCGTTACTGTTCTTGAATAATTTTTTGGAGTTGATGAAGCTCCATACCATTCATTGAATGACATGGTAGAAGCAGAACTTTTAGAAATTAAGCCTCTAATATCTGCATCATTTAAACCTACTTGAGTTCCACTTGAACCACCTGCCTCAACGTGCATTTGATTTAATGAAAGCGCTCCTGAACTTGGTAAAGCCATTTTAGACTCCTCTTAATTCTTGCAATTCTTGTTTTAACTCTTTGATGCTTTCAATTAAATACCCAACAATATTTCCATAAGCTACGGATTTATATTCTCCGTCTTGTACTAACTCAGGAGCTATTTTTTCTAATTCTTGTGCGACAACACCACTTGATAATGCTCCGTCTTTAGTAAATGTAACACCTCGCATACTACATACTTTGTCTAAAGCATTTTCTATAGTTGCAACATTTTCTTTTAATCTAGCATCTGAATAAGCTGTAATATTTCCTGATGCTAAAAAATCTCCTGCTAGTGTATTTCCGTTAGCAGATAAATTTCCTAATCCAACTTCGGAAGGAGAATCAATCGTGCAATTAAAAGTTGTGCCTGATAAAGACATTCCCGTACCTGCACTATAAGTAGTGTTGGTAAACGAAGTAATATAACCTGCACCATTTGTAAGCTGATTATTATTTGTTGGAATTGTTGGCTTATTAGTCAAGTCATTGTAAGAACCAGAAATTGCTACAGTTGGTAAAGCGGATAAATCAACTCCATCAACTGTACCTGAGACAGTAATATTTCCTGAAATAGAAACTCCAGAACTTAAAGTAGAAAATTTCACCGAATTATCGTGATACAAAACTACAGCACCGTCATCATTCATAAGAGCGTAAGTGTCGCTAAAATCAGGACTATTAAATGATATTACACTACTGCCAGTTAAATAAAGACTGCCTGTGCCATTATCAGCTATGTAAGAATGAGAACCGTCGTGATAAATCTCGAGATCACCAGAACCAGTTCCAAAAATAGCTTTAGCATTATCGTCAAAGTTTGCTGAAGCAAATTTTAAGTTTACTGGACTACCTGTTGCTGAAAAAATACCATCTAACGTATCTAAATTATTATTTAATTTATTTCCCCAATTGTCGGTACTTGCTCCAACTTCGGGTTTTGTAAGATTAAGGTTACTTGTAAATGTATCTGCCATAATAGTAAATTATATATTATTTATTCGCCTATCGTTTTAGTTTCAATAGTAGGATTGATTTGCGATTCTATCTGAGCATCTAAGTTAGCTTCTAATTCTGTAACTGCTTCTTCGCCCATAGCATCTATAACCCATGCTTGAACTTCTGCTGTCGTTACTGAATCAAAGTCAATAAAACCAGATAAATCATCTGTGTTTAAAGTTTGAGTACCATAACTAGAAGCAAAATAATCTTCTCCTTCTGTTTTAGATACCCTCCAATGTACGTTAAATATAACGTTTGTGAGTTCATCTTTTTTTGGATAAACGTCAACGGTTTTTACATTCCATTCCATTTTTAACCTCCTAGGTTAGTTATTTGTTGTTGTAAATCTTCTATTTGTTTTTGTTGTTCTTGGATTGCTTTAGTTAATACTGCTGTTAATTGACCATACGCCACACCTTTAGAACCATCCTCACCATTAACAATTTCAGGAATGTCTAATTCTAGTTCTTGTGCAACAAAACCAATTTGTTGCTCATCATCAGGTTTCATTTTATAAGTTCTAGGTTTTAATTTTTTAACAGTGTCTAAACCATAATTAATATCAACAATATCTTTTTTATAAGCTACATCAGAAGCATCTACCCATGCACCTGCTGCTGATAATTGTGCTTGATTAGAGCCACTTGAAAAATATAAAATCATACTAGCAGAATCATTACCATACATCAGTCTATATTCGCCACTACTTGTACCTCTAGCTATTGCAATACCCTCTCTTGATACAGCTACTTTTTCACCTACATTTGGTTTAGAAGTTCTATCAACTAACAGCGCTCCTGAACCATCAATTCTCATACGTTCAGTATATGAGCCACCACCCATAAATTTAACAACACCACCTGACCAACCATACTCTAATTCGTTAGAACTGTTTACTCTTGTGATTGTTTTAATATTTCCACTAG